CAACGTCGCGATGATAGCAACACCGATGATTGCGGTGAGCACCGTGACAACGCTGGTGATAAGTTGTTCGCTCATTTTATGCTCCTAGAAAATACTGTTTGGAATCGATGCTCCATTTGCTACTGGTGAAAGTGCGGTTGTAAGAATCGATGAAAATGCTTTACCACCACTTGTGATGACGTTACTAGTTTCAGATTTTTGACCAACCAAAACAGCGATGATTGCAACACCGATGATTGCTGTTAAGATGCCGATGATGCTAGTGATAATTTGGTCACTCATTATAAGTGTTCAAAAATTTGGGATTCCTGGAATAGCCGGAATGAGCGATCCAAGAGCACCGGCTGTACCGGCAGGCGCAGCAATTGGATTGTTGGTGGTTGTGGTCCCAGTTGTGGCTGGTGTCGCACTCTGTGTTGTTTTGAGAGCCCCGGCAAACTGAGAGAAAAACCCACCACCGGCTCCCGAAGTGTTACCACCTTTCAAAAACAGGACGATGATAACGAGGGTCAAAAATGCAACGGAAAAACCCTTGAGTTTTGGAATGTACCCGATGGAGCCGATAATCAGAATGGACACAAACCAGTAGACAAAATTGTTGGGACCTGTGAAATCCCCTTGAACAAGAGCCCCTAGACCCTTGCCCCCTCCCGGTGCGGTTTGTCCATAGGTGTTCCGCACCGCTGCAATGAGCATCACAACACCGATAGTGAGAAAGGCGAAAGGCATTCTAGAGTCCAATTACATTCAGGTAGCTTTTTAGTTCCCCTTTAACGGTGATGAACACCAGGAACCCCACGAGCAACCCAAATGCAATGATGCTGGATTGACTCATTTTTAGTCAGAACCGCTTGTAAATTGACCTTTCGAGTCTCTGTGAATTTGAGTTGGTAATTCTTGAGTGTCATCCAAATCGTCACCATGAAAATCGTTTTCCAATTTTTCGATGGCGTCGAGATGACCGCGAGCGGTGGCCGCATCCTGGGAAGATGGATGTTTTGAAACCTGTTTTTCGAGCAAAAATTTCAGAGCCGAAACAATGGCGTCAACGTGTTCGTTCATACATTCCTTTCGCTAACATGAAAGCAATCAAACCGCTCAAAACGTACACCAGGAAATCGTGCATGGCATCACGATAGCCTAGTAAGTACGATTCCTGAATGGATGGCGCTGGAGCCGTCCCCGGCTCTTTCAACACAATGGGGTCTTTCGCGTCATCCATTCCGGTTAGCTCTTTCTCGGAGTCAGTTTCCCGAGTGCCATATTCGCGAGACTTGGGAAAAAGTAGTCTATTGCGATCCCGAGTAGGACCACAATCGCGAAATGATACCATTTTGCAGTCATCAAAAATCCCCTTTCTTGATCAGATGTCCTGATTGATTTGCATCAAAATATGATTCCAGAACCAAGCAGCGATAACCAGGAGCCCAACGAACAGCACCCAATTGAGAGCCGAACCTTGAGAGCTAAACGGATGACTGGCCCATGTCAGTATCGAAGTGATGAACCCCGAGCCGGTCTGTGTGGAATCGTCCATGAAATTTTCTCCCTAGTTATCATGGGGCTCGATGCCGAACATCACCGAGCCCCCGGCTCAAACGACCTGGACCGTCGAACCAGATCGTGAGGATTTTAGCTGGCAGCGAGCGAGCCTGCCATACTGAGGGTCTGAACCAAGGCCAAATCTTCATAGCCCATCAACAGGTACGCACCGGCACCGGCTGTAATCGCGTTCAAAACCAGTTGCATGTTGCCGTACTGCGTTGTCGAGATGGGTTTTTCACGCGATCCGAAATAGTATGCTCCAGGCGGCATGTCGGTTCCCAGATGGTTCCTGGTTCGCATGGCAATCAACCCTGGCTCCAGTTTCCAGATGTTGGTGAAGTTCGCCGATTGGAGAGCCCAATAATTGACATCGGTTCCATTGGCGCGGGCTCCGGTCGAACCGGTGTTAATGAAAATTGCAACGGTCGAAAGGAAGTCGCGGAAGTTGGCGTACTGAACCGGGAAGTCTTGAGCCGGTGAGATGGCAGACATCACGGTATTTTTCAACTCGTAAATGGTTGCCAAATCGAGCACCGGCAAAAGTACACCGGATTGACCAACAGGAAGTTGGTCAAGATAATCCTGGTATACAACAATGGTCGCTTGTGCCGCCACGAAAGACGCGACGGTGGCCCCGGCTGCGAGTGTATACACTGCGCCTGTTGAATCGGTGGTCGCGAGCACACCGGGGCGGGTGTTGAACGTGAGGTTCAATTGCATCGTCGCGTTAACGACGTTGGCATAAACCGAACCCCGCAAATCGTCATTGGAATACGCGAGCGGAACGTACCACCACATCGTTACCGTCGAAACATTGGCCGCCGCACCGGTCGCGATGGTTTGCGGCGCATAGGTGATGAACGTCGAGCCGAAGTTGGAGCCAAAATTGATTGGCGAATCGATGCCCCCGGTCGTTGAGCCAGAACCGCCCCGGATCATGGCGGTGCCATAAGGACGGCGAGCTTTAATGGAGTTGATGAAATCGACGTGCCAACCAGTTGTTTGAATCCTGGTGTTGTTGTTCAGGTCGTTGAATTGGATTTGTGAAAGGATGTTCGCTGGCCCAAAGTCAGAAAGAGTGGCCGTTTGTCCACTTTGATTATTGTAAATGATAACGGCCTTGACCCAAAATCCGCGAATCAAACCGACGTTGCGGGGAATGACGTTTACCACTGGCTGCGTTGCCGAAACATCGGTGATGTTTGCGGCGGCACCAAAAGTCTGTGCGAAAATCTGTTGCAGCATCGGGACGGCTCGCGCCTTGATTGCCGCTCGCGCAACTTGATTCAGTTGCGCTGGAGTCATTTGTTGATTTGTTGTGGGTGTCACTTTTTGTCCTTAGATTTATGCAGGGTTCTTTTCATCATCAGGAACTTGACTTTGAATTGAGGAACGATGCTGGATTAGAACCGGTCTGGTAGGTTAAAAAGAAGTGGAAAGCGATGGCCGCGATTAGGACCATCAAGGTAACGATGATCCAATTGAGCGGGTGTTTCAGAAGCGCAAAATTAACGATGTCCATTTTGCACTCCCTTGATCCCTTCGGGATATATACAGTGGAAGGGTTTCATTAGGCGGAAGCGGCCCCTTTGCGCTGTTGGATGACCTTGGCAACGAGCCCGAGAATGGTGAACCCGAGTGCGACCATCAACAGGACGGTGATCCAGTTGGCCGGGGTCCAAGAGATGATCGTTTCATCAGCCATGTTTCAAGTGACTCCTAGGTTACAAAGGACTAGTACTACCAGAACATTAGTACTAAGCCTATAACCGTTCCCTCACGGTGTCAACAGGAAAAAGTGGCCGGGGGTGGGCACCTATAGGGTGCTTTGACTGATTAAAATCAGTTGCGATCCCACCCCCACAAAACTTAGTGTTTCAGTTTCTTCCGCAGTTCGGCGATCTGTTTTCGAGTCTCGATATTCAAGAGTGCCTGTTTATGGTACGCTTCCCGCTCTGCTAAACTCTTTGACTTTTTTGGTGGCGACGATTTTTTTGACATCAGATGACCTTTCGCATTTTTGGTAGTCGAGTGTCGAACGTGTCCAGAATTGCATCACTGTCTGGAGATGGCGCAAGTTTAACCAGCCTATCAGAACCAACATCGTAATAGTAGCTATGAAAAGGTGGCAACCGTTTACTAAGATCGTGATGCACAAATTTTTCCGCGCTTGAAATATCGTCATCATGTTGCAACCTGAAAATTTGGAAGTACTGTGTTTCGCTCCACACAAACCGATCCATGTAAACGGGACGCTGCGAAAGGATTATCATCGGAATGTGCTTCGACCGTCCTTGAGTGAGCAAGCTGCGAAAACCTTCACTCTTATTTGGGATCATGTAACCTTCGTCAATGTAGACACCGATATTTTCACGGTCCCAGATGCGTAGCATATGTTCATCGACTTGGAGTTCATTGCCGGGGCGTGGGTGAACGATGTAAAGGCCGGGACGTTCGGGCAACTTGTCCCCTAATGAAATGTGTGCGGCTCCCTCGATGCTGTTAATCAGTTCATCGTTTTTAAAGTCGTAAACGATCCAGGGTTTTTCATCGTAGTTTCTGAGTGACAGATTGTACACTCCTGCCCATGTCTTGCCGGAACCGGTGGCCCCGATGATAGTAAAACGATCTTTGTCTCCTGGTGTGGTCACAACTGCGATAGGTCTTGAACCCCGTTATCGAGCCCAAACAAATCGTTGGGCGTCAAGGGGCGGCTCTCAGTGGTGTTCTGTTTTTCCGGCTCTCGCACGGGTGCCGTGGCCTGTGCCGTCTTGGGTGCCGGTCTATTCGGCATCACTTGTAACGGGGCCTTTGGTTTGACTTCCGTTTTCACTCGCCGATAGATGGCAACCCCGCGAGTTCCATAGACCATCATAGCCACGGTTCCGAGTTCCAATAACGCGAGCCGTTTTGGATCAAGCGTGACAGGATAGAACTTAGAAACTTCGCGAATCGCGGAAGCAAGTTTTTTCGCTTCACTTTCTTCTAGCTCCAGTTCGGGAGATGCGAGCGCGGCGGCCCCCATCAAGTGAACGCTCAACAACAGCCGCTCCAAATTCTCGGCTATATTTTGCGGCGTTTTGGCCGGGGTGTCATTTCTGTTCTTGGAACCAAGGGGGCGGCCCCGTCGCTTGGGTTGTGCAAATCCTCCGGTTGCACGGTCGGTTCCGGCGTCGAAGATGTCTCCGGGGC